CTCGATCTACGCTCTTCGGTCGAGAAGTCTGATGCCATCACGGCAGGTCTGAAGGATAAGCTTGACACATACGACCGCGACATCGAAGACCTGTGGAAAGCGATGGACGACCTAAGCAAGAACCCAATCCAGTGAGGGCAAGATGAAAGAAAAAATCATGTGGCTCCTGTTTGCCCTAGCTATTGTGGGCATATTTTGGGTGTCGCAAGACGGATTTTACCGTTACCCGTGTCAGGACCCCAACAAGTGGGGTCTACCCGAGTGCCAGCCGCCGATATGCACGGCAACAAAACAATGCCCCGAAGACCTGCTAGGAGGACCAAATGGGTAAGCCTGATCCTGATGAAATGGAAGCCAAGCTCCGCTACTTTATCGGCGTGGCCTTGACCGTTATTCTTGGCGGCACGATCTTCGTGATCCTGTACAGCCTTGTTTTTGTTACCCAGCCCATGGGCGAAAGCTCTGAAAATGACCGCAAGTTCTTCGAACTCTTGACCCCCATTGCCAGCTTCATCGTTGGCGCACTTGGCGGCGTCATGGCGGCAGGAAACAACCGCAGCAAAACCCCAGAGGAAGGACCCTCAGAATGATTGGTCGTTTGGTTGGCGCTCTGATTGGGCGCAAGTTGAAAGAAAAAGCCGTGGATGCAGTGCTGGATAAAGTCGATCTGCCTGATCCGGTGGAAGACGCCATCAAGATTGCCGCCACAGGCAATGTAGGCGACCTGCTCGGAGGGCTTACTGGGGCGGCAGGGTCGGATAAGGATTCTATCCTTGGCGCTGTACTTAAGAAGAAGCCTAAGAAGTGAAGTGGCTTGGCATACTTCTTCTGTCGGCCAGCCCCGTGCTGGCCACACCCTATGAAATCACCCGTGTGATTGACGGCGATACAGTTGAGATCGCCGTTGATTTCTTACCAGCGCCGTTGCCACCAAAACTGTCCATCCGCGTTCTTGGCGTCGATACGCCGGAAAAAGCCCCCCGCGCACAGTGCGAAGCGGAGGCCGCAAAAGCCAAACTTGCCAGCGCATTTACCAAAGATACGGTTGCTGCGGCTAAGGTCGTGGATGTGCAAATCAAGGCTTGGGACAAGTATGGAGGTCGTGTTCTTGGGGATGTTTTCCTTGACGGACGGAGCTTGTCCGAAATGCTGATAGAAAAGGGTTTAGCCCGCCCCTATAAAGGCGAAGCAAAGTCTTCGTGGTGTAATTAAGGAGACGTCAGATGTTGACCAAAGACCACATCATCCACATTTTGCATGGCAACGCTGATGCTGCCGCTTGGGCTGATGCCGCCTTGGAAATTCTGCCTAAATACGAGATCAATACCCTCAACCGCATTGCTGGCTTCTTCGCGCAGTGTGGTCACGAGTCAATGAACTTCACGGCCTTGTCCGAAAACCTCAATTATCGGGCTGAGACTTTGGAAAAACTGTTCTCAAAATACTTCTCGAAGGCAGGGCGCAACGCTGCTGACTACGCCAAACAGCCGGAAAAAATCGCCAACGTCATTTACGCCAATCGTCTTGGCAATGGGGATACGGCGTCTGGGGATGGCTTCAAGTTCAGAGGCAGAGGGGTCATCCAGTTGACCGGGCGTGACAATACTACTGCTTTTGGAAAAAGTGTAGGAATGTCGCCTGAACAAGTCATCGACTACGTGCAAACCAAAAAGGGTGCACTTGAGTCGGCTTGCTGGTACTGGAAAAGCCGTAACATCAACGCTGCTTGTGACGAAAACGACATCATCAAGATGACGAAGTTGATCAATGGTGGGACCATTGGTCTCGAAGATCGCAAAAAGCACTATGAGCAAGCCCTTGCTATTCTAGGTGGCGCGGTCCCCGCACCGATTACCAACGCTGCGGCCATCCCCGGCGTTCTGAAAAAGGGTTCTACGGGCGAGGCCGTAAAGCGGATGCAAGCTGAGTTGGGTCTTGAGGACGATGGTGTGTTTGGTCCGGGGACCGAGGCCGCAGTCAAGAAGTGGCAAGCTGCCAACGGCCTTGCAGCCGATGGCATCGTTGGTCCAAAGACATTGGCGAAGCTACTCAACTGATGTAGTATCTCCCGAAGCAGGAGACAGTCATGGCGCTTATCAAACTCCAGTTCCGCCCCGGGATTAACCGGGAAACTACCGCATACGCCAATGAGGGCGGCTGGTACGATTGCAATATGATCCGGTTTCGCTACGGGAAACCGGAGAGCATCGGTGGCTGGAGCCCTTTTTCCAGCACCTCGTTCCTTGGAACAAATCGATCCCTTCTGCCTTGGACTGCCTTGGACGGCACGACCTACTTGGCTGTGGGCACGAACCTGAAGTACTACGTCGTTAAGGGCAGTACCTTTTACGACATCACTCCGCTGCGACTGCCGAATGCGACACTTACAAACCCGTTTACGACACAGGCTGCTGGGTCTGGGATTGTTACGGTCACGGATGTCGCACATGGGTGCTATCCGAATGACTTCGTCACATTTTCTGGGGCGACGGCTGTAAGCGGCATCACTGCAGCCCAACTCAACAAAGAACAGCAGGTCCTGACCACTCCGACCTCGGATACCTATACCATAAATACGGGCGGTTCCGCATCTGCAGGAAGTGTAACGGGCGGTGGTACGGTAACTGCAGAGTACCAAATCAACACAGGTCTGGATACGTCCGTGTATGGCACGGGTTGGGGTGCTGGTGGCTGGGGTGTATCTGGATGGGGATCAGCGTCAACGACAACTATTCCCGGAGCACAGTTGCGCATCTGGAGCCAAGATAACTACGGTGAAGACCTGCTCATGGCCGTGCATGACGGTGGCCTTTATTACTGGGACACTTCTGCAGGTGTGTCGGTACGCGCTGTTGAACTGGCCTCCTTGGTCGGTGCAAACCTGACGCCCACAATCGTCAAGCAGGTGATCGTGTCGGAACGTGATCGACACATCATCGTCTTTGGTTGTGACCCAGAAACTGATCCGGGGGTACAAGACCCTCTTGTCATACGATTCTCAAGCCAAGAAAGCCTGACCGATTGGGAAACCCGCGCTGACAACACAGCGGGTGAACTGCGTATTGGTTCAGGGTCCGAGATCATCGGCGCTGTGCAAACCAAACAACAGGTCGTGGTCTTCACGGACGTGTCTATCCACGCCATGCAATACATCGGCCCACCCTATACCTTTGGTGTGCAGGAGATTTCTTCTGGTGTCTCGATCATGGGTCCCAACGCCATGGTGGCCGTGGGCGACGTTGTCTTCTGGATGGGCAAGGGCGAATTCTACGTTTACAGCGGTAGCGTGGCCCAAATACCATGCGACGTAAAAGAGTATGTGTTCAGCAACTTGAACACAGCACAGGCCCTGAAGATTAACGCTGGTCACAGCAGTTCGTTTTCGGAAGTTTGGTGGTTCTATCCGTCCGCCGAAAGCGAAGAAAATGATAGCTATGTGATCTACAACTACGATCAGAAGATTTGGTACTACGGATCGATGCCGAGAACCTCTTGGGTAGATCGTGGCACTTTAGGGTATCCCATTGCCGCAAGTTCTGACAATAAGTTGTACTATCAGGAGTATGGCCTTGACGACGGCAGCAATAACCCGCCAACGGCCCTGAACCCGTACATCGAGTCGAGCGTCGTGGACCTTGGCGAAGGCGACCAGTTCATGTTTGCCACACGGGTCATCCCTGACATCACCTTCCGAAACTCCACGTCGGAGTCGTCCACGGTTACGTTTACCATCAAGGCGCGTAACTTCCCGGGAGATGCCTTTATTGCTTCCGACGCAAACCCTGTCGTAAAGACTGCCGACGTGAACGTGCAGTACTTCACGGATCAGGTCTTCGTCCGCTTGCGCGGTCGGTCGATGTCGATCCGGGTGGAGTCCAACCAGACAAACACGGCATGGCGTCTTGGGGACCCAAGGCTCGATGTCCGACCTGACGGGAGGCGCTGATGGGAACTAACAGTCCAGTACCATACTTTCCGACCCCGCCGTTGGCCTATAGTCAAGAGTATCTGAACCAGATTGTGCGGGCCTTCTCGACGTTCATTCAGCAGACGAACAACCCCGGAGAGGCCGTATACTCCACGTTGCGGTTGATCCGCCTGAAGACCTACGCCAACAACGCCGCTGCGATTGCAGGTGGTTTGGCAGTTGACGATATATACAAGACGGCTACTGGGGAAATAAGGATCGTGGTCTGACGCAACGCCTGTATGGAAACCTTTTGCAAGGTCTGATACAGTTGCTCAAGTCACCCGCAACAGCGCAAGGGTAGAGATACAATGATTCCTATTATCGGACCCATCGTTGCAGCACTTGGCGGTGCTTTGGGCGTTGGTGCTGCGGGCGGAGCAGCCACAGGCATCGGTGCACTTCTTAGCAATGCTTGGCTCCCGGCCCTTGGTACTGGAATCGGTACTTTGCTGACAGGCGGCAGCGGTAAAGATGCTCTTCGCAACGCTGCCCTAGCTGGCGGTGGGTCGATGCTCTTTCCGGGAATGGGCAAGAACCTGAGCGGTGGCATTGCCCAACTCATGGGCATTGGCGGTAAACAGATATCCGGCCCGACAGACATGGGCATGGCTGCGCGGTTTGCACCTCCCCGCCGCCCCGAGCAAACATCTGCGTCTACTATGACTGCCGCTGCTCCGGCTGCGGCTACCGCAGGGTCTCCTGCTATAGGCGCAGACATCCAAGAGCGCCGCAGGTCAACCGTCCCGGGCATCTCTGCCCTGTCCACCATTCCGCTGGACCCCCGGCTGCAAGGTCTTCCGGAAATTCCGGAAATCCAAAGCGGCGGCTATCAGTCGCCCTACGGGGCAATGATGCGGGAAGAGCAGGATCGACGGCAAAGGGCCGGGGAAGACCTTCTGTTGTACGCCCCAGAAACGCTATACCCGTCGGATACGTCTCCCTCTCCGTTGGACAGGTCCCTAGACCTTATGTATCAAGGCTATGGCGAAAACAAAGGTTATTTCTCGGGGCAGGTTGATCCAAGCATTGCCAAAGAACTGCCCTTTATAGACCCGTACACCATGAAGCGGTACGCGACTAAGGCAGATCGAGATGCTGCAATGGAGCAGTCTATGGCCTATAGCGAGAAGGGGGCCCCGCTTAAGAACTGGGGGGCACACGCATTTGCCACGGGCGGCGAAATAGAGGGTCCGGGGACCGGGACCAGCGATTCCGTGCCCGCCACGATCTATCAAGATGGCAAGCCTGTTAAGGACGCCGCGCTGTCGGACGGCGAGTTTGTCATGACTGCCAAGGCGGTTCGTGGTATTGGTAACGGAAGCCGCGAACGTGGCGTCACCAGAATGTATGAACTGATGCGTCGGTTCGAAAACGGGGAAATGGCATAATGGGTAGCAGCTTACCACAGACATCGACCGTAACGCAGGACATCCCAGCGGAAATGAAGCCTTATCTCTTCGGGGATAAGGGCATTATGGCTGAAGCCCAGAGGCTTTACAGCCAAGGGATGGACCTGCCGGATTATCGCGTCGCGGGCCTTGCTCCCGAGCACCAACAGGCGGCTGGGCTGGCCCATGCAGGTATCGGTGGATACCTGCCCGCGTTGACTTCAGCTTCGAATGCAATGGGTAGCGGCATTACGGCAGCTACGGGGGCCTTGAACCTTGTTCCGGGGACCTTGGCCAACGCACAACCTTACCAGACAGGCTCCGCTGCTACAGGCTTGGGGGCAACGCAGGGCTACAATCCTTCCGCCTATCAAGACTTCATGAACCCCTACCTTGAAGACGTCGTCCGAAAAGCTGAAGGCGACATCGCCCGTCAAGGCGAGACGCAAGCGCAAGGTCTACGGTCACAGGCTGTTGGGTCTGGAGCCTTTGGCGGTAGCCGTCAAGGGGTAGAGCAACGCGAACTGGGCCGTAATATCGCAGAGCAACAGGCCAAGACGTCCTCGTCCCTTCGTGCGGCTGGCTATCAATCTGCTCAAGACATGGCCCAAAAGGCCTTCGAGGCGCAGCAACTGCGTCAAGCGGACTATGCAAAGCTGTTGGGGAACCTTGGCACATCCTACGGGCAGTTGGGGCTGCAAGGCGCACAGACGGCAGGTGGCTTGGCAAGTACGCTGGGGAACCTTGGCACTGGCATGGGTGGCCTTGCTGAACTTGGCCAGAGCCTGAACATCCGCGACATCGGCACGTTGATGGATGTTGGCAGTATGTACCAGACCCAGACCCAAGCTGAGTTGGACGCCGCCCGCCAGAACCAGTACCAAGAGGTTATGTCCCCGTGGCAAACTCTTGGGCAGTATGCGGGCATTGTTCAGGGTATGCCCATGATGGCGATGGGAACACAAAGTTCCACGCAACCCGGACCCAGTGCCGCGTCCCAGATTGCTGGCCTAGGTATTGCTGGCCTAGGATTGGGCAAATCAGGGTTTTGGGGTTAAGGCGCATAAGGAGAACTGATCGATGGCTAGTGTGTTTGACCGCCCGATGTTTCAAAACAACACGGCGGCGCGTAACCGCCTGAACGACATTGCGGGCATTGAACGGTTTGACAGGGGCGGACCTGTAGAAAGCCCGTTGCAGCAACGACGGGTTGTTGAGGCTGGTCAACTTGGCGACGTCATTCGATCCGGCTTGGGTACAGCGGCGGATTACACGCTTGGTGTTCTTTCGGGAACGGGGAATAACATATACGGGGCGGCGGCGGATGTACTGTCTCCGGCGTTTGCCACCCTTGGCGCTACGTCGCTTGCTGCCGAACTTGAGCGCAAGTCAGACATTGCCTACAACGCTGCACGGGCTAACATCCAAAATGGGTACTCGGCGACGAGCGGCATGACTGCTGCAGACTTTGATATGGAGCCCGCAGACTTTGATTTTGCTGTTGCACGGGCGCTTGCCGACGCACGTAATACGCCCAAAACTTCCAGAACGGGTCTTGCAACCCCGGGGGATCGTCAAATCCCCATGCCGAGAACCAAAGAAGACCTGTCGAAGGCGACAGCGGCTGCGCCCGTACCAACGGACATGGAAGCCGACGCCCGTGGGCAGTATCGGATGTTTGACAAAGGTAAGATTATGACTGCGGCGGACCTCCCTGCCTTTAAGGGTCGCCTTGAGAACCAAGCGGGACCAAGCGGTATGGAGGCCGAAGCTCGTAAGTTGCCACAAGGTCCTCAAGGGGCTCCCGTATCACAAAAAGGTCCGACGACCATGGAAGCCGATGCCCGTGGACGTAAGCCTCTGGTGTCAAACCCTGCTGAACTTGTCACAGGTCTAAACGATCCTGCGCCCGAGGTCCGAGAAAAGACCGCTGCCGACTTTGCAAAGCAGTTCGCAGACATGGGCCCGAAGTACGAAGGCATCGACAAGGGCCTATTGCTGGCCCAGATTGGCTTTGCCATCGCGGCTGGGGATAGCCCCAACGCCATGTCCAACATCGCTGATGGATTATCCCTAGGCGCTGACATGGCCATCAAGGACAAGGCTGCTAAGGCCGAATTTGATCGCCAGATACAGCTTACGGCCATGCAATATGGCCTTGAAAAGTATGACCAAGAACAGCAAAGGGCTAAAGAGCCCATTAAGTTTGTTGCTCTTACGGATACTACGTATGAGGGTAAAAAGGTTCCGGCAGGAACTGCGGTCTATATTCCTTATGGGAAGATTGAAAAGAACGGTGGCATGGTCCCGCCCGGATTTGGCGATACTGAAATGATATCTGCCCTCGCCACAAAAAAGTCCGCGATGCTTGAACTAATGCAAAAAACCTATGAGCAGGGTCTTATAGATGATTCTTTCCTAGCCTCCGAGACGAAAACGTATTCAGAAGCCGCCTCAGCGGCCATATCGGCACAACGTGCTCTGGATTACCTAGATTCGGCCATGCTTCAGGTGGGACAGGGAGGGGTTACTGGTCTTGAAGCTTCCGCAAAATCGATTGCTGCAAAGGTTGCTTCTGCGGCAGGGCTTCCTGACGTAGCTGCACAGTTTACCGACAGGGATGAGTTTGTCGCCACTATGAAGTTAGCGTTTCAGGAAATGATGCCAGCATCGTTGTCTGGGGTGCAGTCGGCCAACTCGATCTCGAACTTTGACGTCACCATGATGGCGGAAGCCTTCGCTGACGCAGCGTTAAAGGACGGCGTCTTTTCATTGGCCTTTGTGTCGGACGACACGTTGCTTAACCAGCTAAAGGCCGCGTCAAACAAAATGCAATCCGCTCGTCAACAATCCTTGGCGACTATGGGAGGTGTTGAAAAAGCTTTTTCCGGGCGGTATCTTCGTTCAGGAACCATTGACAATCCGGTTTCTGCACTGACGGCGCTTGATCCGTATAAGTCTATACTTGGCGAACAGACCCAGACATCGACTCCGTCCCAATTCGGAAGTCTGGTACTTGGCGAAAATGGGGTTTACGAAATAGTTATTCCGGAGCGCTGACATGGGTATTATCAAGGTTAAAAGCCCTTCTGGCATCATCCAAGTCAAGATTGCCGGGGATACCCCCACGGAAGAGGAAAGCCGCGCCATTTCACAAAGCCTTTCGGGGCTTGGCGCATCTTCAGGTGAGCTTGGGGGGATCGCAAAGCCCAACCTCGCTGAGATGACCACGGATCAGATTCGTGAATATGCTCGTATGCGGAGACAAGCTGGCATTACCCCTTCTGGGGAACGGATGTCCGCAGAAGAATACGCCTCGGTTCCCTATGAAGAACAGGGGGTAGACTACACCCAAGGTCTTCAAGACCTTGGTAATTTCTCACGTTTTGGCTACGGTCGCATGGACACGGACCAAGAACGGGCGAACTACCTAACCAAGAACATTGGCAAAGACACCTTCCGTAAGGACCCGCTTGGACGCTTCATCCTGACCCAGAAGGGGCGGGATGCTTTGGGCATGGGCAAAGGTCCAGAAGTTTCCATCGATGAAGAGGGCCTGTCGTGGGGCGACTTTAAGGAGTTCTTGGGCCAAGCTGCTTTGCCCACGGCTGCAGGTATCGGCGCTGCTTTGACCTTCTCGGGTGTCGGTACTATTCCGGGTATCGCTATTGCGGGTGCAGCGGCGGCGGCGGGCAAGGCGTTGGACGAAGGCATCGAATCTGCCCAAGGTCTTCAGGATCAAGGCCTCGGGGAAGTTATGCGAGAATCTGCCATGGAAGGTGTGTTTTCCATGGCGGGTGAAGGTCTTGGCCGAGGCATCTCAAAGGTGTTTGGCCGCATGATCAAAGGTCCCGGGGGTGCAGAAAACGAAGTCCTGCGTAAACAAGCCCGTGATCTTATTGCCCGCGACTTCAAGCCGACCATTGGCGGTGCTACGGGCGAACAGTTCCGTCCTATCCTTAACCGTATGCAAGCCCTGTACGAGAGTGTTTTCCCGAACAAAAAGGCAGCTACGCAAAACCTTGACCAGATCATCAAGGAACTCCGCTCCTTGCGTGTTGTGGATGAGGGAGCAATTGACGACCTGTCCGATGCTGTTCGTACTGACATGGACAAGCTCTACGCCACTGCAGACGAAGACCTTTTGGCCGCACAGAAGAATCTGGATGTCACAACAAATAAGTACATGGGTGATGTCATGGCAGGCCTTCGCAAGAATGGCATTGTTCCAAAGGACTTGGCGCAAGTTCTTCAACTACGTAAGCGTGGCTTCGACGAAAATGTCGACTCTCTTTACGCAAAAGCTACCAAAGTTCTGAAGGATCAAGCCATTATTCCAACGGCTACGATGAAGAAAGAACTTGCGTACTTGGTAAAAAATTCTGCCGCAGACATTGAAGTTACAAAGTTTGCAAAAATGGTTCAGGAACTTCCAGAGTTTGCCACTCTGGAGGAGGTTTCCCGCATTAGAACAGGTCTTATAGATGCCTCCTACAGCCCATCTTTGGTGGCGGATGTTAATGTCGGCGCACTTGGAGCGTTACGGTCATCCATTACCAAAGCCATAGATGGAACAGAGATTGCGCTTCAACGCGCTGTGGATATGGGAACTGCCGATGGCGCTAAAATAGTTGGCCCCAAAAACTTTACGGCAAGCTTTGAGGATATGTCAAAAGCTCTTGGCCTAGTGCGCCGGACAAATGCCTTGTATCGCAATGGTATGCAGCGTTTTGACAACGTCGTAACGCAGTCGATCATGAAGCAAGCCCAGAAGCGTCAGTTGAACAAGAAGTTCATTTTCGACCAAATCATCGAGAAGGACAACCCAGAAGCTTTGCTGCAACTTCTTAAGGCTGTTCGCGGTGCTAAGTACATCGAGGACCTACCCATGGGGGATAGAACTGCGGCCCAGCAATTGGTGAACGGCATGCCCGTGGATCAGGCCCGCAACCAGATGGCGCTTCTTCCGGCCAACAGCCAAGCCCGCCGCCTATTGGCGCAACAGATTGCTCGAGTCGAGGGCCGCGCAGAGGATTTAGCTGTTTCAAGAATGGCCTTTAATCCCGCAGAGGACCTACGTCAGGACCTTGCCCGTATGTATCTGCAAGATGTGATGAATCGGTCAAAGGTTATAGACCCTACGACAGGCGCGGAACTGATTGATCCCGTTAAGTTTTCCGCAACCCTACAGGAAAAAGGTTCTGTATTTGATGTCCTTTTCCGTGGGGAAAAGGGACCCCTTAATGATCTGATTGAGGTGATGAAGCGTGGTAAGGCTGACCTTGCTCCTTCGGTCATTGACGATCTCATGTCGCGCAACGTGCCGTTAACCGACGCCCTGACGCAGCTTAAAAAGTCTCAGATAGCCCGTGGGGAACTAGATAAAAATCAGTTCCTGAATACCCTCAAAACGGGTGACATAGAGACCATTGGGAAAGAAGTCCTCAACACAACGAGCAACATCAACGCCGCCAAAAATGCCCTGAGCCCAGAGGTCATGGAAGGCGTCAAGGACGCCGCCATGGGCCGTATCCTGCAACAGGCAGACATTGCCTTTGCAGAAGACGGTACGGTAAAGATGACAGAAGACTTTGTCGATGCATTCCGCTCAGGACGTCTTGGTAACCGATTGCAGGACATCGTCAACAGCTATGGCGACAAGAACCTAGACGCCTTGTTTGGCGCAGGTACGGCAAAGGCCCTGAACACGGTTGCCGCAGACATGGTTCGTGCGTCAAACAAGACAATAGTGGGTAAGAGCGGCCTTGCGGGCGCTGCCGTTGCCCTTAGCTTGAGTGGAGCCCACCTGATCTTCAGTCCTCTGACCGTGCTGCCCACGGCAGCGGCGTTTCTTGTCATGTCTAAGGCGCTGCGTAACCCCAAGGTGCTAAAGGCGCTCATGGCTTCTCGCAACCCAAACACCCTGAAGCAGTTCATGGCGGGTAAATTCCTGACAGACGACCCAATCGCTCAAGGGTTTCAGGTCATGAACCAGTTGATCGCCCAAGCGACCCTACAGGGTGGCTATGGACTTGGGGAACAGGCGCAACAGGAGGTTCGTCCTGCGGAAACCCTTGCTGCACAGAAGTTCAATGAGCGTAAGGGATCAGTGGAAAAGGGCGCTGAAGAAATGCTTTCTGCGCTAGGTAAGGTTGGGCAAAGGGAGGTAGATACGTTTACTAAGCCCTTTATGGGTCAGTCCCCTAAGACCTCCCCTGCTTCCGCTACCACAGCGATGCCTTCACAGCGCCAGATCAGCCCTATCCTTGTTCCAAATCCGACGACTCGGGCGACATTTGGTCAATGATCAAGGCCTGACCGCCAAACATCTCGATCAGGCTTTCTACCTTACTCTTGGTGTCCTCGAAGATGCTCTCTTCTTCCAGTTCGTCCGATAAGGCGCGGGCCATGCCCAGTGCATCCGCTATGAAGTTCATGAACTCTTTGACCTGAGCGGGGTGCATATCCTTGAACCCAATGATGTCTTTCATCAGTCTACGTCTCCCCAGTTGGTTTGAAGGTCTTGGTCCACCTTGCTGGGGACCATTAGGTTGATACCGTTTTCCATGATCTCCCTGATCTTGGCCGCTTGCTCATCGCTTTCGACATTGAAGCACAGTTCGTCATGGATTTGCAGCATGGGCTGTAGGCCCTCTTTCATGCAGTCCACCATGGCCTTCTTGGTTTGGTCGGCGGCAGAGCCTTGGATAAGCTTGTTCAGGGCCTTGTACGTGAAGGCGCGGCGTAGGCCCGGACCGTACTCCTTGAGCGCCTCATCGTGCGGCAGCGGCTTCGTGTAGCCAAACTGGCGGCTCTCCCACAATGGGAACCGACACAGGCGACCGCCCACTGTCCTAACCTTGCCGTGCTGCTCTGCCTGACGCGATGCGATGTCCGCGATGCCTTTCACGAAGGGGACCTTGTCGTGGTACACCGCCAGAAGGCCCTTGGCCTCGTCCTGATCGATCCCAAGCTGGGTCGCCATCTTAGCCACGCCCATGCCATACATGATGCCTAGGTTGATCGTCTTGGCTTGCTTGCGCTTCACGCCCACGATGTCGGCTGTCATCTGGTGCAGGTCGGCGTTTCCGGCGTGGAACTGGGCAACCATGTCATCGATCATCGGATGGCGCATATCCCTCGGTAGGATGGCGCAATAGTGGACCAATAACCTTGGCTCTTGGGAGGAGTAATCGAAGGACCCCCACTTGCAGCCGTCTTCGGGGACAAAAATACCCCGGATTAGCTTCTTGACCACAGGGTCGCGGGCAGGAATTTGCTGAAGATTGGGGTTGCTGCACGACATCCGCCCCGTCACCGTTCCGCCTTCGTCAGAACGAAGTTGGTGGAATTCGCAGTGGATGCGGCCACCCTTGGAGTGCTCTAAGATCGAGTCGATGAACGTGCTGTCGGCCTTGTCCATTTCGCGAAGCTGGACAACTGCGTTCGCCACCTCATTGGGGTGGGACGCCAAGAACATCTTGGTAAAGGAAGGCTGGCCCGTTTCCGTCTGTTCGTAGGTCAGCCCAAGCTTGTCAAAGACCTTCTGGACGCTGGCTGCGGCCCAAGGTTCGATGTCCACGCCACTCTTTGCTTTGATGAAGGCCTTCAGTTCAGCGGCCCTACCACGCAGCACCTTGCGGGACTGCTCGGCCTTGTCCAGATCGACAGGGACGCCTTGCATCCGCATCTTGACCAAGATTTCGGTCAGGGGCTGTTCAATCTCGAAGATGGCCTGAAGCTGCTGTTCGTCCAATTCCTTCTGTAGGACCTTCCACAGGGCCAGCGTGGCCCGTGCGTCCTGCTCGGCGTAGGTCCCAACATAGGTTGCTGGAAGCCGCCACATATCCTTCTTGGGATCAAGTGCCCAATCCTTGGCCGCAGCGCGGAGTAGCTTTTCGTCTTTGCGCATCCCACAGTACTGCTTGGCGAGGTTGTCGAGGCTGTAGGACAGCCTATTCTCGTCCACCAGAGCCGCGACAATCATGGTATCGATGATCTTGCCTTGGACCTCGATCCCTTCTGCCATGAGCCAGCCAAGGTCGTACTGGGCGTTGTGCATGACCTTTGTCTGCCGTGGCGTCTGCACCTGCTTTTGCAGCCACCGCAGGACCATGCGCTTGTCTAGGTTTGGGGCGACTGCGTGGGCAAAGGGGAAGTACCAAGCGTCTTCTCCAGCGGCAACCGCAACGCCCACCACCTTGCCATCCTTACGCGCCCAGCCGGGTCCTAGGGTGGTCAGATTGGGGTCATGGGTCTCGAGGTCAATGGCAACCTCCTTATAGCCCGTAAGGTCCGGAAAACTGGTCGGAGGGACCCACTCCCGTGTGGTTGCATCCACATCGAGGACGGTCATGAAACCCATTGTGCGGTCGTCTTTCTTATCAATCGCCACTGGTCAGGCTTCCTTTTCCGGTCGTCAGTCTGTTGTCGTTCAGTTTGCCGTGCTTCTCGGCATCCAAGAGGATGTTGCAGCAAGCCATGACGTGGGCAAGGTGCGAAACACCGCTTTCGGGATCGAGGTCTTCGCCCCTGAACCATGCCATCAGATGGCGCTGGGCAGCGTCATAGTAGACTGTGGCAGAGACGGCGTGGTCGCGCCAGTTGAAGCGTCCATACTTGGCAGCGCCGCCCGTAAATACCCTGCCCATCTCCTGTACGCCAATGGTCGGGGTGTCACTCATCTTGGGCTTTGCTTCGCCAAAGGCTGTCTTCGGATTGTCGTCTGGGTATTTGGTCATCATTATGCTCGGTGCGGACATAAGCCCCTCGTCTTCCCATTCCTGCTGGGCGTTCCAACCCTCAGATTTGGTATCGGTATTTTCTGTTGGACTCGACGACATGGAGGTTCTCCTTTGTTCTTGTAACGCCTGTGTACCAAACACGACTTTCGCTGTCTTGGTCAGGGGATAGGGCGCAGTTGCGGGTGGAATCGGTCAGCAGCATGATGTTATCGTCTTCCCCACCCTTCATGGAGTGGATCGTCGCAAGCTTGATCCTTGGGTCATCCAAAAGCTTGACGCCTCCGCGCAACAGCGACCTGATGTAAACTTCCTCGTCGTCGGTTAAGCCGAACACCTCGACCCCACCGCTATTGATCAGAAGGCCGTAGTCGCGCTGTAGCAGGTCCAGAGGATAGCGCCCCTCTGGGTCGCCCGTATCGAGTGCCGCCATCGCCCCAGACGTCAGCGCCTTGCGTTTGCCAATCTTGGGCAACCGCTTCATCAGGGCCTTCACCTCGTCCTTGGTCAGTGCATCGCCCTTCAGGAGCCGGAACCACGCATCTATGCCCTGCGACAGGGGCAGGGATACGCTGCGCTGGGTCCCGCGGCTGTAGAAGACGCCGTCTTCGCGCAAACTCTTCGCCAACTCGTTGACTTGGAAATTGGTCCTAGCCATCAGGGTCCACGAACCTTGGTCCAACGGCACGGTGCGGCGGTCCATGTGGAAGGATACGCTGCCCTCACGCTCTGTGGGCATCCAAAACTTGGGCTGTCGCACGTGTATCCGCTTCACCACGCTGTCGGCCAAGGCGTGGACCTTCTTGGGGATACGGAAGCTTTGGTCGAGCACCTTCTTGTCTTCAGAGGAGCCCAGAAACAACTTGATGTCCACGCCCGCCCACGTGTGGATGGCCTGATCATCGTCTCCGGCAAAGAAGGTCTCCTTGGAGGTCTCCATGATCCGTCGGACCACGGCCCATTGCAGCGGTGTCAGGTCCTGCGCTTCGTCCACAATCAATAGTTCCAGCCGTGGGGTTTCGCCCACTTCGAGGAACTTGATCAGCATATCGGTGAAGTCCAGCTTGCCGTTGACGGATTTGTAGTTTTCCCATGTCCCCACCATCTGCAACAAGGCAGGGTAGGACAGGGAGTAGTCGGCGGACTCCTTGAACTCTTGCTCGAGCGAAACCATGCGCAGACGGGACCTGTCATAGATGCGCAGGTAATCGTCGTCGAAGATATCCCCGGGCATGGCCCAATCGTCTTCGGGATCGATGTTGCGTCCTTCCCTGAAGCTTAGATGCAGGATGCGCCCCAGCGCGGCGTAGTCTTCGCCGTTGACCACGTCGTTTCTGGTCAGGCCCAGCGCCCTGAAGCACAGCGAGTGCAGGGTTCGCATGAAGGGCATATCCTTTTTGGTCAGGGCAAACTCCTTGCCCACCCGCATCATGGCCTCATCGACGGCCTTGTTCGTGAAGGACGAAAAGCCAATCCGGTCGGGGTGGACGCCACGCTGCAGGGCTTCTCGTATCTTCCCAATCAGGAAGTACGTCTTGCCGCACCCCGGTGGCCCGAAGATAAGCTTAGACGTCAATGATCTTCTCCCGTGGCAAGGTTTCGATGTAGGCTTGCACCTCATCGGAACGCCAGCGGGCGGCAGAGCCACGCTTGTCAGCAGGGCCGACAACGACAGACGCCGGAAAGCCTTCGCGGCCAATCATGCGGTAGACGCTGGACCTAGACAGGTTGAAGATGCGCTGAAGGTCTTTGACGTTGTGAAGGATAATCTCAGAATGGGACATCGGATTGTACTTCCTTTGGAGGCATTGAAACCTCATCGTTAGAGAACTGGGGAACCCACCACACGCGAACTGTGGACCATGATCCATCGGACTTCTTGATGCTCTTGTGACCGTCACAGTCGGCATCGTTATTCATCGACTTCAGGATTTGCTGCACCTGCGGCTTGGTCAGAAGGCTGAAGTTACGCTGCCGCAGGAACTCGAACAGGCCACCCATGGTGAACATCGTGCGGCCTATGACCTCGTCTGTCCAAGGCTTGCCCATGCTCAACTCTTCTGGGTCCTTGGCTCTTATCCGGCTGGTGCAGTAGGTCTTGAGTAGATCGACGAACTGGCCCCGTGTGGTCAATTCTTCGGGCACAGGGACCTGTGTGGCGTTGCGCAGCATATCGTTGACCATAGCCACCCAATCGGGGTCCTTGAGCCTTTGCGGGGCGAACAGCAGTTGTTCCATGCAAGCCTCTTGGAATAGTGTCTGGTGCTGCAATTGTTTGATCGTGATCTCCAACCGCTTGCCATCGACGTCCAAGAACAACAGCTTCGGGTCCGACATAAGGATGGTCAGGCCACCTATGTTGGGCAGGTCGGCTGTCTTGCTGCCAATGCCGTGCTTTAGCTTGCGGCAAGCCTTCTTGTCGCAGTAGGCGGCTATGGCGGGCTCGTTGCACTTGTAGCCATATTCCTTCTTGTCGTGCGACCGCATGACCGTGCCGGACAATTCCTGCGAGGGCAGCGGCGGGGAAAACTCCCGTGCGTTGAACTCCTCGACCATAGGCTTCCAGCTATCGATGTCCTTTTTCTTGCAGAAGACGCAGTACTGGAATGCCCAATGGTTGCGCTCGGACGTAATCGGGCCTTCGCGTAGCTTGTTGCGGATGCACGGTGGCAGTTCCTTTAGCCAGCCGCGCTCTGGGGCGTCTTCCTGCGCTGTATCCTCGTCGACGTAGGTCAGAAACTCCATGGCCGATAGATCGACCCTGCTGGCCTCTACAGCGTCAAGAAATTCTTCTAGGGTCATAGCCTCCCCAGCGTCATTAAACGCATAGCGGAGCGTATTTTCCGCATCAAAGTAGGGGAGGTTGATGAAGTTGCCGACGTCACCCTTTTCGATCAGGATCGAGTCCTGTTTTGGGAAGATTTCGGCCTTCGCATAGCCCAGTGCAGAGGCCATCTCGCCTAGGTATTCGCGCAGCAGTCGGGCTTCCACCCAATCGGATAAAAAGACAAACAGGTGGGCCCCGCCTGACTTCGACCGACAGGGGATGACAGGGAGCCGATACTTGCGCACCTTTGCAATCAGGCCCGCATGGTCGAGGTCGTATTGGTCGATGTCGATTGCGCCAAACTTGGCGCGGTTCTCGCGGGTGATTGGAATGGCTCCAATGCCCTGCTTTCCACCCAAGTGGCTTGCGATGATGTCCTCGGTCAGCGGCCCTCGGACCACGAAGCTTTTGGCTTCAGCCTTGCCATCCTTGGATCGACGCGCACTTGTGACGGTCGTTTGCCCGTGGCCTTCTTCCGATCCGGCGAAGGCTTCAAGAAATCTTTGCTCGTTTGACATTGCCTTCCCTTCAGATCAGTGGCGGCGGGACCGAAGCCCCGCCGTAAGTCGTTGATCTTAAAAGGGAATTTCGTCTTCACGCACACCGCCACGGTTGGCGTTGCCCGAACCGTTGCTGGAGTTGGAGCCACGATCAGGGTCTGCAGCGGCCTTAACCGAACCAGCGGCGATGCTTTCGCGCAGGGCCTTGGCTTCTTGGAACAGTTCACGGGACTGCACCAGACCGATTTTGTCTACCGACCAGTTGGACCACGAACCTTGGTCATTGCTTTCCTCGACCACGCCAAGCTTCCACATGGTGGCGTAGAGGGCGGGGGTAAGCATACGACCATCAGGCGACTTCACCTTCTGCATCGCAATCTGGGTCTTCCAGCGGCGCGACACCTTCAGGGCGGTGGACTTCATGTCCACGATGGCTGGCTGGTAAGAGCCGTCATCGTCTAGGATCAGGCAGAAGTGGTGGTCGCTCTTCACCAACTCGTTGCCGTTGGGCAAGAGTTCCTTGGAGCCTTCGCGGTGGGTGCTTTGCAGGTCGGGGTCAGACGCATGGCGCTCACCCTTGAACCCGCCGCCCTGTGACCGTGGCACAAACTCCAGATACTTGGTTTCTTGGTAGACGGGGATGACAGTAATGCCGTTTTCGCTGGGCCAGACTTGATTGGTCACGGTGTTGTAGATGTCACCAGCGGACGCACCCTTGATGTACTCAGGCTTGTTCTTGTTCAACTGGGGCGACAGGGCTTGCAGCACCCGAATGAACGGGATTTGCATCTCGGAGGAGTCGTAGTGGGCTCCATCCCCAGCGGTGTCGTAAATGTCGTCCAGAACGTCGGTCGACACTTCGGTAGCGGTCTTCTTGGAAACTGCGGTTGTCATTTACTTTCTCCGGATTTCTGCGGTGTTCAGGACGTATGCGCCGAACATATCGAGGTTGATGGGTGCGCCCTTTTCCAGTTGCTCACGGACAAAGGCTTTGAGGGTCATCGGATGCACATGGACTTTGTGCTGCGGGTCGTAGCCTTGCTTCTCAAGATCAGCAATTAGGCTCTTGACCACGTTGTCGCTGCCCTTACCGAAGGACAACGTCACATCATTCTTGATGATGTCTTCATGACCGCTCGAACGCAGCCACCCAAAAGCTTCGTCGCGACGATCTTCAGGGATCGATGCGTGGATGATGGGTTTGATCGTCACTGTCATGCCGTAAACATCGATGCGCTCAGTGCCCATCTCAGCCATCAGGCTTGGGATGAGTTCCGTGGACAAACGATGCTTTTCGGATTTGAGCGTTTTGATGTGCTCTTCGCCGTCGGCAATCTGCTCCTCGATCCGGCGCAGGGTTTTCACCAAGTCAGACAGCGTCTTCATTGTGTCTTTGTCTAAGGACGATAGCGCGGCGGCTTCGTCAAAGATTTCAGACATCGATAACTGGGTCTCTTTCACAAAGTATCTCCTCTTCAGGGTTGTATACAGTTGACAAGTAACTTATGTCTTCCGTACAAGCACATATAAGGAGGTGAACCATGTATGTCAACCATGAAACGTCATTGGAAAAGTTTTCTTTCAAAACCGCTCCTTACGACCATCAGAGAGAAGCCCTGCGTCGCGGCGCGTATCAGCCAGCTTACGGCTATCTGATGGAGATGGGAACAGGGAAATCCAAAACCTTGCTCGACAACATCGGACTTTTGTATCTGGACGGCTTGATCGACTTCGCCGTTCTGTTTGCCCCTAAGGGTGTGTATCGCAACTGGGTGTCCAAGGAAATCCCAGAACACTTCTCCGACAGCGTTCCGCACCGCACAATCCGCTGGGTCAGTTCGCCCAACGCTGCGCAGTTGAAGGAAATCCGCTCGGTTGCCACGCCCTTCGAGGGGATGACCTTCTTCGTCATGAACATCGAGGCGCTGTCCACAGTCAAAGGCGTCGAGGCCCTGACGTGGCTGGGTAAGAAGTTTGGGGCCCGTGGCCTGATTGGCGTGGACGAATCGACCACGATCAAGAATATGAAGGCCAAGCGGACCAAGAACCTCATTAAGGCGGGAGCATATTTTGCATACCGCCGCATATTGACAGGGTCGCCCGTAACCAAAGCGCCACTGGACATCTATGCTCAGGCCGAGTTCCTCGGACCTCGGCTCTTGGGCCACTCCAGCTATTACAGTTTCCAAGGCCGCTACGCCGTCACCCAGAAGCGCAAGATGGGGGCGCATAGCTTCGAGCAAGTGGTGGGCTATCGCAACCTCGACGAGTTGTCAGGCATCATCTCCCAGTTCAGCTATCGGGTCTTGAAGAAGGACTGCCTTGATCTGCCGGAGAAGGTCTACACCACCCGTGAAGTGGACCTGACCCCTGAGCAAGCCAAGATGTACGACGAAATCAGGCACGAAGGGCTGACCTTCCTTGCCAGCGGGGAACTGGTGTCCACGCCCTCGATCATCTCGCAGATGCTGCGCTTGCAACAGGTCATGTCGGGCCATCTGAAAACGGACGATGGAGACATCGTCGAGTTCCCCACCAATCGCTTGGAGGAGGTTGTATCGATCTGCCAAGAGGCCAGCGGCAAGGTCATCCTCTGGTCACGCTTCCGGCACGACATCCAGCAGATCACCAAGCGCCTGAACGAGGAATTTGGGGAAGGGTCGGCTGCGTCCTACTACGGCGACACGTCCGACGATGAGAGGTTGCGCATCGTGCAGGAGTTCCAAAAGCCTGACAGCGCCCTGCGGTTCTTCATCGGCAACGCTGCTACGGCGGGCTATGGGATCACCCTCACAGAGGCTACAACTGTGGTCTACTACGCGAACAGCTTTGACCTCGAACATCGAATTCAAAGCGAAGATCGTGCACACCGCCTAGGACAAAAGAACAAGGTGCTGTATATAGACCTGATCAGCCCAAACACGATTGACGAGAAGATTGTGAAGGCGCTGCGGCAAAAGATCGACCTTGGGGCCAAGGTCTTGGGTGAAGAGGCTAAGGAGTGGCTGCGTCTAAGTCCAAAACGAACCAAGTAGACAGCGAAGCCGTCGTCCGGCTGTTCGTCGAATCCGTCCGGCAGAAGCGAAAGAAGCAAACTCCGGGGGTCAAGCGGACCCGCAGCGGTATAGTCTCCAAGCTATGTCATGAGGTCGGGATAACACGTGCTATGGCCTTGTTTATGCTGAAAGATATGCACCAGTATAAGATCAAGGACATCGAGCCTAAGTACCTTAGGGACACCAAAAAGAAAAAGGGGCCTTAGTGCGTTAAGAATTCTGGGGGTTCTTCCTCCAAGTAGGCTGCATCCTTCCATGTTAGGTTTTCCTGCCCACCCTTGCTGACAGCTTCCCCAAACTTAACCATTGAGTGGTGATGATCCCCCATGGTTTTTCCGTCATAGTCTGCAGAGACGCAATGCGGGTCCGTATCGTTTAGCCAATGTTGGACGCTCATAAACACGCCGCCACTTGGCCCAAATGCGCCACCATGTAGGTCGTTAGGCAAGACACGAATACACGCACCGCGCCTTGGAGCCAAATTTGGCATAGACTGGCTCTTTGGCTGAAACGCTAAGTCTTTTTCCGCAACCCATTTCCCGTTTTTAGAAAAGGATATTTGTCCCCCCAACATCACTTCAAAACTGTCCACATTTGGATGAGTGTGCTCTGGAATGATGTAGTTTGGCGGAACAATGAACATCTGCACCTGAAAAGGTTTCTTTCGATACCACAAGACTGAGGTTACATCCTCTATCTTGTGTATGGGGTTCATTTCAGGAACCATACCTATCGTAGGAGCCATAGACAAAAAGGCTTGAATAAAACCAACTAAGGGATCATCGGACACCTTTGTCTCCAATGATTTGTGCGTGGGCTTCTTTGATCAGGAATGCCAGTTCACGTGCCAGTGACCTATCATCGAAGTCGGCCAGTTCACGAAGCTTGTCGTAAACGTCGATTGGAACGGCCACGTTCCGAAATTGTATGTCCTTGGTCCTTGGCACAGGCACTCTCCTAGATGTTCACTGTCCTATAACAGGTGAACAAGTAGGAAGCAACTATTTGGATTGCGCGGGTCTCTCCCCGCTTGTCACAAGCTAACGTCCTGTCACGCTGTGGTAGCGACCCACAGTTCCTTGGTTGCGAGGGTAGGATTTGAACCTACGACCTTCTGGGTATGAGCCAGACGAGCTACCGGACTGCTCTACCGCGCAAAACTGGTGAGGGACGATTGGATGATAGGCTGTAGCGCAGACTTGTTCGACCAATACAGAAAGCCACCGTTGCCGTTTGCTAAATGTGTTACGTCCCTCGTGGATTTTGTATCCGGGGTTGTTTCCCCTATCAAGACCCTAAGATCGTAGGATCAGCAAAATAAAGATGATGATAAGAAGTGCTCCGGCTGCGTGGTGCATTACTTTTTTCCCTTACCGCATTGTTCGATGGCCTTGGTTATTTCTTCGCGGGCCTTGTAGCGTTCCATGGCAAAGGCAACTCGGTCCTTGGCCCTCTTTCCGCCCTCCCGCATCGCCCACTCTAGGTACGATCTTCCAAGCCCCAGCGCGACGCTGGCTGCTGTCATGGACCTGAAAGTCGTGTTTCCTATGGTAACGGGCTTGGGCTTTGTCTTGCCCAGCCCAAGCTTTTCGAGTCCGCCCCTATTAAGCGCGGAGTATACTGAATGGAAGTTTACCCCAAGAGCCTCTGCAGCTTCCTTGACGGAGCCGTAGGTTACGCCCCTGACCTTAATCAGCATTCTTCGCCTCGCTCTGTATGTAGACGAAGTCGATGTGTTCTTCGACCTTGTCCCACGCTTCTTGGATGGCTGGCGTACCTTCGGCACGTATGGCCTTCCGTAAGGCGTTGATCTGATTGAACATCTTGATGATGGTGCGGTTACCGTAGCGGGCTGTCATGTTTCTCTTGATCAGGTCAGTCATCACATCACCCACCTACAAAACACTGCGATTAAGGCGAATAGTTGGACCCCGCAGCCTAACCCAAGGCCCCATGCAAAGCCTTTTGTAAATTCATTTTTCAGGTCCGTCATTCCTTCACCTCCACATACTTTACGGCGATGCTGGGTGTGCCAACTAGACCCCACATACTTTACCTCTTCTTCCGAGGTAGAGCCACTGACACGCCCGTCAGCATACTCATTCACCCAGATCGTCTTTGGTTCGTCGTAGGGTGTGATCACCTGAAAGCAAACGATGTCATGCCCATTTTGATTGTGGTCCCACACTAGAACCTGCGCATTAGCCGCCTTAACTCCACCACTACGGAGCCAAACCTGCACCATTGTCTTAGGATGCACAGTGCATTCGCCACCGTTCCAGCCGTAGATTTGACCCTTTACATATTCAGTCATTTCTCGCACTCTCCATTCCATGCCCATTGCCCATCCATCGGGCAGTAGAGCGCAAGTCCGCGCTCCACTGTGTCATGTTTCCAGTTGCTGGTTGTTACACCCCATGTAACTACCGCGACCACCAGCCCAAGCCATAAACCGACAAATAGTTCACCCATCACCACCCCCGCTTCTTGCGTTTCTTGTACTCGTCCACCGCCTCAAGGGAGTGGATAACCAGCAAAACTGCCAAACTTATGGCCGCGAACAGGATGGCAAGCACCCCAGCAACGAAGGCGGTCAAGAGTAGGACTTCCAACAGCCCCCCATCAAACGATTTCATCGCCGCCACCCTTCCGTGTCCCGACCTGTGATTCCAGATGCTTCAGCCGATCTTCATAATCCAGCAGGATCTGATGCAGACGCAGCCAGTTTTGTGCGCCATCACCCTGCTCAAAGCCAAGCTGGCGCTGAATAACCAACTGCTCCTTGTACATCGCCTCTTGTTCCGGCGTCCGCTTGTCGGTGATGTAGACCCCCACCGCTTCCATGTCTTTGAGGTGCTCCGCAATCATGTCGGCGCGGGTTTGCTTCTTGCTCAGGGCTATAAACGTGTTCAGCCAGCGCATATCATTCTTTCCTTGTATGCCCGAACCACGGCCTCGATCTTAGCCATCGTCTTCGGGCGGTTTCTGTTTATGGCCTGTCCTAGGTAGTTGTAGGGCAAGCCCAGCGCTGCGTTTGCGGTCTTCTGGTTGGGCCACGTGACCCCTTCGATGGTGATGGGTTGGGGCCGACCACGCTTGCACCCAACCCGTTTGACCTTGAGCCTATCTTCTCGGCCCTCGTTCAGCACCCGCCGGATGGTCTGCTCGGTGACGTTGAAGGCCTTAGCCGCATCTTGGACGCTTTCGTATGTCACGCCCTGTATTCGTACCCGCATCCTTCAGAAGTCCACCACTTCGCAGTTGATGGTCCGCAGCATACTGAACAGTAGGTCAGCCTTTGCCTTCGCTTCATCGGGCACGGATACCAAAACCATTGTCGCTGCGCCGGACGATGTGACGGGGGCGGCGGCTGGTGCGGCTGCGCTTGCCTTCTGGGCATTGGCTGCGCGTTGCTGAAGATACATCCCTGCGCGGCGTTCCGTGGCGCTGCTGGGGTGATTAGACCGCTTGATCCAATGCACCGAACATCCTGACGTAGCGCCGACAGCCAAGTCTAGCTGCTGTGTGGTGTAGACCTGTTTGGATACTTCCACGATGTTTGGATAGCGGAAGCGTAGGTAGTCGAAGAGTTCGGTGTGCTGTTCGTATACAGTCTTGCTCATTTCGTCCTTCATGGTCTGCTCCTTCTTGGGTTAAGGTTTCTTTTTCGCCACATACTCGAACAGGTCCTTGCCCAGTTTCCTTTGGTACAAGGTGCACTGCCCGTTGCAGTAGGTGTCGTAGGCGTCTTTCTTGTGGGGCCCTGCGGCATAGGCCCCTCTGTGGTAGATCACTTCGTCTCCGGCCTGTGCCTCACCCATGACGATGTGAAACAGGCCCTGTGGGCGCTTGCTGACGTCATGCCGCTGGCTCATCGACTGTCGTCCGCCTCTAGGTCGTCCAGCCCCATCAGTGCGCGGCCCAGCACGTGGGTGGACTTGGCGTAGTACAGGGCCGTGGCGTTCTTCTTTGCGGGCCCGTAGACCTTGGCACAGGCAATTGCGCCCGTGTCGTGCAGCCGCTGCAGGGAGTGGCCTATGGCCTCGTACCTTGCGCGTTCGACCTCGGACGCCGTCAGGGACGTGAAGTCTTCATTGAACAGTTCGACATACATCTCTGCTCGGTTCCAGACTTCGCCGTTCATGACGATGTTCAAGACCTGATCTTCGATGGTCTTGCGCGCTTCCGTAGGCTTGATGCCCAGCGGGGTCTTTTCGTTGCCATCCGTTTTGTTGTAGATGGCAACGGCCCGCCACGGCACACGCTCGATGTGCTCAGGGAAGTTTTCGACGTAACCAACTTCGACTGTCTCGCCAATGCGGATGTCGTGCAACTTGGCGATCTTGGGCGCAATCGCCACGATTTGGGGCTCTTCGCCCACCTTGTGGGGCATGAAGGCAAAGGCCACACCCGACCCTGAAATCGATGCCACCATGACTTCGCTGGTGCGCACGTCTTCCGGCGCGTAATTCAACCCGCCCACCATCAGTTCTTCCCTTCTTGGCCCGACAAAGCAGAGTTCATCGCGGCAAGTATAAACTCCGCGACTTTCCCTCTGTCGCCGTCCAGTGCGTTGCGCAAGGTTTCGGTGATCAGCACTGTCATTGCCCACAGGGCAAGGCTGGGCTGGATGCCCGCCGCTTCCCATGTCTCAAAGCAGCGATTCATATCCCTGCTGATCTTCTCGAAGGCTTGCATCTCCGCCGTGCTTTTGTGCGTGACCTTGGTCATTTGAATTCCTTCATGATTTCTTCTGTCGTCCATATGCAGTCGTCCAACACGACCTGTTCTTGGTTTAACGAGCGGACTTGCCGCTCGTTACCGATGTATGCTTCGCAAGACGCCATGTCCTTGAACCTTGGTTCATACACCACATTCGAGCACACGACTTCCCCGCAGATGAGGGCGATGGCAACGATTACTTCCGTCATTCCTCGTCCTCATCGTCGTACTCAATTTCACCCGACCCATGGCAGTTGTCGCATTCTGCCATGTAGCTTTCGATGTCGCCGTAGGGGTTCGATGCGGATGCGCGATGCACCCGCTCGTATTCCCTCTGACCTTGGCCCTCGCATTCTGGACAGGGTTTGGTTCTCATGATCACACCTCGTCCTTCTGGATGGCGTACATCATTGCGTCCGCGATCTCGAAGGCGCGTTCCGCCAGTTCTTGTGCTGTGAACACGTGCGTTACGGCATGGGGCATGAGCCCCATCATAGCGAGGCCAGCGTACCATTCGCGCTTGGTCAGCCCCTTGCAGGGGGCTAAACCAGTGTCGTGCGGGTAGGCGTGGAGTTGGGTCGTGTCAGTCATGTTCTTTCCTTTCAGCGAATAAGAGTGATGGGGCCGCGCAACACGGCAACAAAGTCGCAGCCCATGATGCTGGGCGGCTGGCTTTTCTCGTTTTCTTCCAGATCGTCTTCCTCGATCTCACAGGCGCGGTTGACCCAGTTGTCATCGGTCATCGAATCTGGGTCCAGATCGTCCGGCAAATAGACGTCCGTCAGGTAAAAGGATGTGGCATCGTAGGGACGCCAGATCACTACGTAGAGGGTCATGCTGCTTGCTCCTTGGGCCAGCCCATCTCCTTCAGGCTGTCCACGACATAAGGCACAAGCGCCACGGATGCAGATGCAGCCTTCTCGCCTTTGGGCGGCTCTACAGGTAGATACTTGTGAAGGTCGGCCTCTAGCAGCGTCTTGGCTTGCTTGATGGTGCGGATGGGCAAGAGCATTGACGTAAGCTTATCCTTCATCGAACCTCGGTCCTTGTCCTGCTTTTCGGCAGCATCACAGAACTCAAGCACGGCCTGTCGCACGTTGGCCTTGAGCGTCTTGGTCAGCGGATCGTGGTTGTCGCTGTTGGCTAGGTAGATGGTGCGGTAGGTGTTAGGATCAGTGGACATCCAGTGGATAAATCCGCAGTCACCGCTCGACCCGTAGTAGCGCCCATAGATGCGGATGGTCGTAACGAAGGGCCGCAGCGCCTCGTCGTTGTACAGGGCAAGGACGGCGGCTGGCATAAGCTTGACCGCTTCTGCTTGCACGTATTCCCTGATCTTCTTCTTGTAGTCGACCACAGGGACGTCAGCCATGATGGCTTCGACGATGGCGGCTTTGTCGCATTTGTTTAGGTTCATGTTCAGGTTTCCTTATTCTGACAGGTTGGTGGGGTGACAGGCGATCCATTCGCCGTCGACTTTTGCGGCAAGGCAGATCACTCCGCCCAGCGCTGATGCTGCGGCTTGTGCCGCCTTAAACAGTTCGAAAGCCTTGGTTTCCCCGTCTTCTGGCGACCAAGGGAGTTTGCAGACCATCGCACCTTGGTCCAAGGCATCGCCGAAGCCCGTGTTGGGGTTGTTATCGACGGAGAACACGCCCAGTTCGTAGACGTAGCGGGCAAAGGTAAGCTTGAGGCTGGTGGTCATGGTCAGTGCTCCATCGTCAGGTTGGACTGTTTGATGGCGATCCACTTGCCGTGGATCAACGCCGCCAAGCCAATATTGATCTCGTCATGGCCCAAGACCCGTGCGCAAGCTTGCACCGCGCAGAGTTGGTCGAAGGCGGCGGTGTATCCGTCACCAGAAGACCAAGCCAACGTCTGCATGATGTCTCGCTCCTCGATCTGGTCGTGTGGCTTGATCTCTGGGTTGAGCGTGACAGAGTAGATGGCAAGGCCATCGATGTAAGCACGATATTGAAGGTCAGCCATTTTTGGTTTCCTTTGCGGGTTTCATGATCATTTCCTTGCGCCAGCGGTAGATCGAGGGCGTCGAGACGTTGTGCATTGTGGCAGCGACTTTAACGCCGTGGTTTTCCGCATCGACCAAGGCTTGGTAGCGCGTGCCCTCGTCCAGCCCATAAGCAGGGTCAAACACAGACGTGATCGTCAGTGACCGCTTTCCAGACCACAGCGTCACGCTCATGCCGCCACCTCTTTGCGCAGGGCAGCATCTGATAGCCCATTTCTGGCAGCGAAGGCGCGTAGGCGTTGTTCGACAACCTCGCGCCCATACCTCCCCTCACCCCAGCCGTCATGAAGGACCTGCAAGTTTTCGAGGGCTTCGCGCAGTTCATCGCTCAAATCGTCGATCTCGATGCCCATGGCGTTTAGGCCGCGCACGACAGCGATTTCAAGCTTGTCGCGTGAACTTCTATATATGGGTTTGGTGTCATGGCTTCTAATCGATACGCCCTCGATCTTAGGATCATAATCCTCGTCTTGGATCAAAGCGCCGACAAAGCAGCGGTTGCCCGTAGCCTCGTCTCGGTACAGGCACATGACATGGTCAGAGGTCATTGACGGAACCTTCATCGATAGGAAGTGCGCGGCAACCTTGTCAAAGATGGGTTGCAGAATGGCTGGGGATGTCATCTTGGTTTCCTTTCAGGTTTGGGTTTGGTAGTGGTCGCTTGTTCACTGTACACAATGTGGGTGGACTTGCAAGAGTAATTTGTGGGGGTCTGTTCGATTGGCTTGGCCCTTGCACCTTGGACCTTTACAAAAGTGGCATCTTTACAAAAGTGGTATGACACTTGACCTCGGAAAAGTTAGATGCTAACTATATGAAATCGCTGGAAGAAAAACCGCCCTCAACACACTTTTTACATTTCCGAAAGGGAGTGTAATGAGTTTTGTGTTGAGGGTTTTTTCATTTGCATCAAGCACTTAGAGGCCAAAAAAGGGCCAAAAAAAGGTATATAGGGTTTTTTAGGGGTCCCCTATTGATTTCAAAACTTCGTTGAACCTCTGTAAGAATGGAAAAAGTGTAATGAGTATATGTAAGTATCTGAAAACAATAGGAAGTGTTCAACACAGTCCATTTACACTTAACATTTTCAGGGGGACTTACTGTAACGAAACGAAAGGGGAGACCCCTAAAAAACCCTTATAGCTTTTTTGCCTGATTCGCCTTGACCGACTGCCCCCTGCGGCAGTAACCAAAAGGTGGTTTAGTAAACTTGGAGGACCGCCATGCGAGGCGCAAGGAAGAACCGCGAAGCCGCCGCTGCTTTGAAGGGGCAAAACATCGCTAAGATAGAAGAGGATTTTGGTCGTGTGATCACAGAACGGCAGAAGACTTTTGCCGAACTCTATGCTGAAGGGCTATACACCAACGCCGAATGCGCCCGCCGCGCTGGCTTCAATGACCACATGGCGGCTACCTATGCCAGTAGGCTGCTGAACGGCACGGATTTTCCTCACGTTGTCGAGTATATCAAGGAACTGCGAGAGGCCAAGGAACGTAAGTATGGTGTGACCACGCTGGGACAGTTGGAGCGCCTGTATAACCTGTCACGTGGTGCGGAAGAGGCTAACCAGTTTTCCGCTGCCATCAACGCAGAGAAGCTGCGCAGCGCCTTGGGTGGCCTAACGACTGACCGCCGTGAGACGCTTAACCGCATCGAGAACATGAGCCGCGACCAGATCGTGACGCGCTTGATGGAGTTGCAGGAAAAATACCCGTTCCTCAAGGACGTAACCCCATCGGAGGCCAGCACAAATGGGACCGGAAGCAAAGCTTTGGAAGAGCCTGAAGCCTCTTCTTGAGGCCGAAGGATGCCTATGCACCCGCATCGAGAACCGACATGGGGGCGGAATACCCGATATTGACGTGTCTTCTCCCGCTGGGACTTTCAAAATAGAATTGAAGGCCGTTTCAAAAATTTCAGTAGGTATCTCGGATATGCAAATCGCATATAATACACTGCTGACCCATAAGCACGGGCTGTCTTTCATCTTGGCAGAGGCCCTCGCTCCGCCCAAGACACCTTCTGTGATCACAATTTTCGGGGACCAAGGA